ATGACCGAGAATTGCCATGCGCTGATCCTCGGTTGCCCCATTCTCCTGAAACACGCTTGCCCTGTGCTTTCGCAGCCCATGAGCGGACAATCCTTCAAGGCCTGCATCGCGACAGGCTGCAGCAAACCATTGGCTGGACGCCTTGTGCGACCGCGGCGCGCCGGAGGCTGTAACGATGTAGGACATGTGGCGGGGGTGAGCGGAAAGGCATTTGTCCAGATGATCGTCATGCTCGAACCATGCCGGGGAAGCCACCGCGGTCATCGGGCAAACAGCATCGCTACCGCTTTTTTGGCGCCGATAATGAAGCCATCCATCCCGAACCATTCCCGGGCCGAGCTTGCAAGCATCGACGATCGCGGCACCGGTTCGGTGGATCAATTCGAAGGCAAGCCGCTGCTTGGTGCCATATCCCCATCGATGGCGGAACGCGGCAACTTCATCCCGAGTCCACGTCTTGTGTCCATCGCTCTTCGGTGTCACGCGCCGCGCGACGGGCGCTGCAGGATCGTTGTCCATCAGGGCAGCCTCATTGAATGCCCATTTGCACAGCGCCCGCCATGCCCGAAGTCGGGTATTCGCCGGGTGAGGCTCTAGCTTCGATAGATCGGCGCGGATGTGGCGAGATTCGAGATCTGCGGTCTTCGCGTTCCCCCATGTCCGGCGGATGGCTTCGAGGTTGCGCCGCATATAGGCCTTGGTGCTGCCGCTCAGATTGTGGAAGGCGGCAGAGGACATAAACGCCACAACAGCGGCTCCGATCGTGCCGGGGCCGGGCCTGTGTGGCGGTATCGTCTTTCCGCCAGTGGCTGCGACATAAGCGGATAGGAATTCAGGATGGCTCTTGGGCCTATCAGGCATGGGGATCGCCTTCTTCCCTGGCAGGCGAAGGTAGAAGCGCGGGTTTCCCGATGGCCAGCGGCCGGTTTGCGACAGGCCTTTCAATCTGACCCCGTTAGATGGTTCAGGATTTCGTCGCATGAGTTCGTCGCAGATCCCGGCTTAAATACCGGGAGATCAGGCGCCATGACCGCTTGCGGTGTCAAGATCGTTCCATCCGGGGCAATACCGGCGATGGAAAGTCCCGCTTCTGTCGCAGCGGCTATGTTGCGCAAGATGGACTGCCGAGTGACGCGCCTACCCATCGTACTGGCCCTCCTGTATCTGCGCGGCGCGGGGACGCAAATCGGCCACCGCATAGCCCACGATATCGTCAGGGCCGCCATCATGTGTCCAGTTGAGCCACTCGGCCGGTGCGATCCTGATGCGGATGCCCTTGTTACCATCCTCGCTTCCTCGATAGCTCGGGTAAACAACCGCTTTCGCATCGACAGGGCATGGACCGCCGTCATGCGGTATAATCGTCAAGTCCATCCGGGCGCGGCGCGGGAGGCTCCTCCGGGAAGATCGGCAAGGGGGCTGACCCGCGGATTTCCTCGCCATCGGCACGCCGGAAGGCGTCCACGTCGGTAGGGCGCAGGGTTTTGCGAAGGTTGCGTGCGATCATCTGATCGCAATCATCGCCGCGGGCCAGCACGTCGCAGCATTCGGCCGTTTCGGCAGCGGTCAGCGGAGCTGGGCCGTAAACGGCCTGACGGGCCATGGCGAGGGCGGTGAACGTTGTCGGGATATGGGTGACAGTGGCGGTCATTGGTCCATTCCCTCGGCCAGAGTGCGGATTGCGCGATCAAGAGCGTCACGGATCTTGCGGAAAAACTGGGTCATTTCTTCTTCCGTGCGATGACGGCTATGCCGCAGATGGCAATGAGGCAGGCCGCGAAAGGGCCGACCCCGGGAGGCAGATCCACAGACGGCAGCGCCGGGGAGGCAGGGGCGGCGGTGGCCGGAGAACCATTTCCGCGCCCCGATCCGCCGGTGATGTAGGAAGGCGTCAGACGGTCGATGAATTCGGCCAGTTCACGGGCGTTGCGTTCCTGAACCATCGCCAGATAGGTGTCGCTCGGCTCACCGCGCGGGCCGATACCGTTCGCAGACAGGAGCGGCAGGTCGAGGCACTGGTAGATCGGGGTATCGGCGCCGCCCGTCGCGGCATGCGCGCAGGTGGCCAGCGTCGCGACGACGACGGCGCCTCCGACCAGTCCTGGGATGATCCACCATCCGGGAAGGAATCGGCGATCACTCATGCTGCACCGCCTTCGGTCCAGCGGTGCAGGTCCTCGACCGTGCAGCCGTGGTCACGTGCGACGGCGCGGTAGATCGGATCCCGGTCCTCGGGAAACAGATGTCCGAACGGCGTGTGGCGGCGCGCCTGTTTCAGGCGGCTGCGAAGTTCGGTGACGGCAGCGGTGGGATTTGGGTTTTCCATGATACTCCCTCGACTTTTCGGGGTGCCGTCCGCTGCTGACGCAGGCGGCCGCCGGAAATGTCAGGTGATGGTTGGCGGGCAGGCGACAGCCGAAGTCAGCCCGCCCGCACCGGGCGACATGCCCGGATCTCTCTGTGCGCCCCGGCGGTATCGGGTATCGTGAGTGGTGGCACCGCCGGGGCGGGTGGAAATCGTCAGGACATGCCGAGGGCGAATTTGTAGAGGTCGAGCTTCGCCTCTTCCTCGGCGAGGTCATCCTTGTCCCGCTTGCGGATAGCGATGATCTTCCGGATCACCTTGGTGTCGTAGCCGCGCCCCTTGGCCTCGGCCATCACATCCTTCTGCTGCTCGACGATGTCTTTTTTCTCGGTCTCAAGCTGCTCGAATTGCTCGATGAACTGGCGCAGCTCGTCGGCTGCGTCGTTGTGCTTTTGAAAATCGGGATCCTTCTTCATCGGGGGCTTGCCGTGCTTGCGGTCCAGTTCTTCAGCCGCCTTCCGCATCTGATCGAGCGTGGTCGTCATCTCGGCGCCGCCGGCAGAGATCGTGATGCTGGGGTTCTCATCGCTGACCGGCGCCAAGGGCAGGACATCGCGCTTGCCGACATGATTGGCGGCACTGATGATGCCGGCCTGTTCCATCCGCTCGATGATGCGCGCGGCCTTGTTGTAGCCGATGCCGAACTGCTTCTGCAGAAAGGTGGTCGACGCCCGATCGGCTTCGCGGACGATCTTCACCGCACGCGCGTACAGGTCGTCATCCTGATCCGGATCTGCCGTGATATTGGTCATCGCGTTCATGGGTTCCTCTTGATGCCGGGCCTGCGGTCGGGCGGAGTGGTGGACGTGTCGAGCAATTGCCGCGCCATCTGCTGGGGTTTCCCGCGATCGGCCCGGGTGGGGTTCAATGGCGGAGTGTGCGATGCAAAATGTATCCCATGAATCAATCTGTCAATACATTTTGCATCGTCGGACGCGATGTGCCAGAATCACCCGGCCGGCAGAGAGCTGGCGGACAGCAAAAAGGCCCGCGCGAGGCGGGCGGGCGTGGTGCTTAGGGGCGAAGGGCGTATGGACGCAAGCTGACTTGCCGCGATCCCGACTGTGCCTTTCCTGATGCAGTATCGTGCTTTTGCGACGCGGTATCGCTGGAATCGTTGTTTAGCAGGATGTTAGATGGCTAGGAGTTATGCATTACAACGCATTTTGAGAGCGATAATGAGCGCTGGAACTCTTTCTGGAGATCGCCTTCCGCAAACAATTATGGTCGCTGAAGGAACCCCCCGTATTGTCATTGAGATCAGAAACAAAGACCCCATTGATCTATTGGATTTCTCTGCTCAACTAACTGGTATCGCCCGTGAGCATGAAGCGAGGATGCGCGCGGATCATCCGGGCATTGATGTCGATGAGACGAGGCTACTTGTCGTAGATGTGCGGAAGGGCTCCATCATCATGGAGCTGCTTCCGGTCCTCGCACCTATCGTAGCGACCGTAGATTATGCAAATACAGTAATCGACTTTGTGAAGCACATGCAGGCCGGGTTGAGTGCCCTCATCCCTAGCGGCGGCAGACTGGAGAATGCGACTACTCAGCAGCTCAAGAACTTTGGCGACACCGTTCATGCCATCGCACAAGACAGCGACGGGCAACTGCACATTGCGGCGCGTCATCAAAACGGAGACGTGATCCAGGAGTTTGTCGTTTCAAGGAGTGATGCCAAGGCGATCGAAGTGAACGCCACCGCACAGCGAAAAGAGCTTCAGAGGCCGGGGCAGAACATCTACCATCGTGTGCTCATGCGCCTTCACCAGTCCAGCGTCGAGGATCTGAAGGTGGGGAAACGAACATCGGAAAAAGGAATCGTTGAACGGATAGATGATGTTCCGAGGACACTGATTTATGCCTCTGATCTAGCAGGGCAAAGAATTAAGGATGAAATTCTGAAGCCGGATGGGAACCCTTTTCAAAAGGGCTTCATCGTGGACCTCGATGTTGAAACAGTGGGCGGGCGGCCGAAGCTGTATCGTATCATGGAGGTCCATGATGTCATTGATCTTGAGGAAGAATAGCTCTGCTTCGCCAGCCGTGGGAGGATATCTTGCGGCAGTGCCACGTCATCCATCCGCCAACTTCGCTGCAATGCGGTCGAGGATCTGAGCGGCGATATGGTCTTCCTGATCCTCGCGTGACCCAGCGGCGATGCGCAGGTATCCGGCCATGTCCTCAGGCGTCTTAACCACATCGCGCCAACGCTGGTCGGACACGATCATGAAAAGCAGGCCGAACATGATCTCGTTGGCCGTCTCCGACTGATCTAGACGACGCTCCAGTTCGTCGAGGCGTTCTTCGTGGGTCACGGCGCTATCGTTTTCACATAATCTCTCGGCGGATGCAGATGCTTCGATGAAATCTCATTTCGCTTTTCGATCTCGCATAGCCGACCTTTTCACCCATATGATCGGGGCAACCCAGTCCACAACCAGATTGCGCATCGGCGGCGCGTTGAAGCTTTCGAGGGTAGCCGTTCCATCAGGTTCGGCGCGAACAATTTTCACATACTTCCGTCCGTCTGGGAGGCTAACGACACATTCCTGACCGTCGGCTTGGGATAGGTAGACCTGCTGGTCATAGATTAGGACATCTCCGGGCATGTAGCGGGGAAACATGCTGTCTCCGCGAACGCCAACGGCTACTGCTTCGGGCCCAATTCCTGGTGGAGGATCCATCTCATCCAAGCATCCCCCGTCATCAATCGGAAACACTTCCGCGCCGGCTCCAACATATCCAACAAACGGTAAAGGCTTTTTCGCATCATCCCCAATGCCAAGAAGTAGCCACTCAGGAGAGACCCGGAACGCCCGGCCATACTTCCTTGCGCCGTCTTTTGTGAAATTTCGGTTTCCATTCTCGTGCGCACGATAGGTGGGAACAGTCCACCCAAAGCGTCTGGCGGCTTCGGTCGCATCGGAGAATCCCGCTCGCTCGCGTGCAAGCTTCAGTCGTTCGTGTGGTTCCATGCGATACATTTAGCAGCGCATGCGATGCAGTAGGTATTGACATGCGCCGAGCGACAATACATTTTGCATCGCATGGAAAAAGTATTCTGCATCTGGCCGAACGCGGCAGAGCTTGCTCGCGAGATCGGCGAAAACCCGGTAACGGTCCGATCGTGGCGTGCGCGTGGGTCGATCCCGGCGGATCGAGATGTGATCCTCGTCAGGGCCGCCGCGAAGCGTGGTGCAGTTCTGACAGTTGAGGAACTGGCCGAGGCTCGTCGTAAGCGCGCAAGCCAAGAAAGGGTCGTGTGATGTCCAGACACGCGACCCCGTCCCGCCTTTCCTCAAACTCACCAGTTGAACCATCTGCATGTGCTCAACATGGGGAAGGACCCACTCAAATGTCATGGTCAAAAGTTTTGGACCCGCGCGCTTTTCGCGCCCGGTTCGCGCATTGCTGGGCGGATTTCCTGCACCAGAACTATCGCAACCCCGAGGAAGTCTCGGTCGCGTTCGGCGTCCGGTATCAGACCGCGCTCAACTGGTGGCAGGGCATCAACCGCCCGAGCGGCGATGTTGTCGCGCTGGCGGGCCGCCGGTTTCAGGATTTCATGGAGCGTCGGGCGTGATGGTCTGGGTTCTGGAAGGCCTCAAGGCCGGTGTGAGTGTCGTGATTATTGCGCTGAACGGGGTGGCCTTCATCCCGAGGGAGGCAGCCACTTGGCTGATCCCGCTGCAAAACTTTTTGACCAGAAAAATTGAGCAGAAGCGGGGGCGCATCTGATGGCGGCGCTTCGCTCAAACGGTTTTGACCACGGCCTGCCTGTGCCGCGGTCCACTGGCGCGGCGGCGCTGCTCGCCCGTCGCGCCTTTCTTATTCCCATTCCCGCGCCTCTGGCCGGGGGCGATGGGGATCACGCGGCGGCGGGAAAGGCCTCCACCCTGGCGCGCCGCCGCGTGTCGATTTTGGGCAGCCGGTTCGCGAAGCGCCACCACAGGGGCAGTCGTGCGGGTCGGACAACTGGCGCGGCGGCATCCCACGGCCGCCGTGCCCTTTTCATTCGGTTTCCGGTGCGGGCGCGAATGCTGCTGTGCCCCCGGAAGGACGCGGATATCCGCGAGACGCTGGCAGAGCATCACGCCAGGGTGGCGCAGATCCTGCTGGCATTGCACCCGCAGCCATCGGTCGCGCTGATCAACGCCGCGCTGCACCACGATGCTGGCGAGCCCGAATGCGGTGACCTTCCGGCGCCGTTCAAGCAGGCCCATCCGGAAATCGCGACCGCGCATGCCGAAATGGAGGATCAGGAGCTGGCCCGGCTCGGTGTCACGCCCGAGATCTCGGAGCAGGATGCCTGCTGGCTGAAGCTGGCGGACCGGCTTGCGGCCTATGCCCATGTCGCCCAGGTGCGGCCGCATCTGCTGGCGCGCTATGACTGGCGCGAGGCGCGCGCGAACATCACCGCGATGGCATGGCGCCTCGATGCTGGGCCGCAGGTGCATGGGCTGCTGGATCGGCTCGACGGGCGCGAGACGGTTGTCGCGATGCCTGCGCGCGGCGGAAAGGCGGTGTCGTGATGACTCAGAACCGCAGCACCGCCGTGATGCAGCGCCGGGTCGAGCCGCATGACAGCCTCGACAATTTTCCGACGCCGCCTTGGTCCACGCGCGCGCTGTGCGAATGGATCAGCATGCAGGCGTGGTGCGATGAGCTGTTGCTGAACAACATGACGTGCCGTGAGCCCACGGCGAACCGGGGGCACATGGTGCGCCCGCTACGGGAATACTTCGCCTCGGTTGAGGCCAGCGATCAGCATGATTACGGCGTCGGGTTCCCGGTGCGGGACTATCTGTTCGGCCCGAACCCGGAGCCGGTCGCGTGGACCATCACCAATCCGCCCTTCAGGCTGGCGGAGGATTTCATTGCACGGGCGCTGGATACCTCGACGATCGGCGTGGCGATGATCCTGCGCGTGGCCTTCCTTGAAGGGGTCGGGCGCTACAACAGCCTGTTCAGCGTCACGCCGCCGACGCATGTCCTGCAGTTCGCGGAGCGCGTGCCGATGCACAAGGGCAAACTGACCGCGACCGGCAGCACGGCTACGGCTTATGCCTGGCTGGTCTGGGTCAAAGCCGAAATGGGCAAGGATACCCGGCTTGGCTGGATCGGCCCGTGCCGGAAGCGGTTGGAATATGCGGGGGACTATCCTGCCGACGGGGAGGTGGAATAGTGGCGCCCCGGATCTACACCGATATCGAGATCAAAGGCGTCCGCTATGCGACGGCTGACGATGCAGCGCGCGCCGTTGGCGTGACACCAGCGCGCATCCGCGCCGCGATCCGGTTGGGGCAGACGGATCGCCTCGGTGTCGGCAGGGGATCCACGATCGATCCGATGCCAATCCGGATCCGGGGCGTGACTTACGCCAATGCCCGTGCCGCCGCCGCCGCGATCGGCGTCAAGGTTACGGCCATCTATTCCGCCCTTTCGCAGGGGCGGATCGATCGTGTGGGTCTGCCGCGCAAGCCGAACATGGCACGCGCGAAGCCTTGTTCGATCGCGGGCATGTCCTGGCCGTCCGAGGCTGCCGCGTGCCGGGATATGGGCCTGCCGGTCGAATATATCTCGCACGCGCGCAGCAAGGGATCGGACGCCATGGCGGCGACGCTGCTGCGGCGGGCGATGGAACTCAAGGCACGGCGCGAGGCTGCAAGCCGGAAGAAGCGCGAGGCCGCCATGGCGCGGCGGGCGGCATAGGAGGCGCAGATGTCGGTTATGCCGAAGATATCCCTGATCGATATGGATGACCTGCCCGAATACGAGCTGGGCGACATTCGTCTCGAAAACCATTTCTTCGTCGCGTGGCATTTCTCGCGCTGGCTCAACAGCGAGATGCACCTTTGCGCGACCTATGAGGTGCAGGGGATCGCGCGGGCGCTGTTCGACCTCGCCCATATGCAGTCGCCAACGGGCACGCTGCCGGATGACGATGTGCAACTGTCGCGCCTGCTTCGTCTCGACATCATGCGGTGGCGTGAGTTGCGTGCGATGGAGTTCGGGCCGCTGCGTGGCTGGTTCCGGGTGCGGTGCGGGGACCGCATTCGTCTGGCCCATCGCGTCGTGATCGAGGTTCTGAGCGACGCGATGCAGCGCCGCGATGAGCGCGAGCGCGTGGCCGGCGAGAAGGCGGTTGCCATGCGCCTGAAGCGCCTGCGCGATGGTCTGCGTGGCCTTGGCCTCAATGACCGCGCACTGGCCGACAATGTGCTGATCGAGCGCATGGACGAATGGCTGCTGGAGCATGTGAGCGGACAGCGCCGGGTGCCGGCATATGAGCGCGTCCTCGCGTTCGCCAAGCAACAGGGGTGGTTCGGCAGGCCGAGCAACTACTGACATTCTGTTACGGTAACAGATTGGAACTGTTCCGTAACAGAATGGAACAGTTACGCACAGATCGGTAACTGTTACCAACTATAAGAAAAAAAAAGAAAATATAAGAAAAGAAAATGCACAGAACGGAACAGAACCAACGACAGCACCTGTGGATAACCCCGGATATGCAGAGAAAGGGAAAGGTGCGATGGACAGTCAGGAACAGGCGGCTGGCGAGAAGCGGGTCAGGATGCTGCTGATCGAGGCGCTGGAACGCAGGGGGCTGGTGAAACCCGCCAGCCTGACCAAGGTGCAATATGCCGACATGACCAAGGACCTATGCCAGCGGCTGGCCTATATGTCGGAACTGAGCCTGATGGCGCTGGAAGAACAGGTGGCAGCCAATCCCGCAGGCAAGGATCGCGATCGGCTGCCAATCGGGAACAAGATCCTCGAATGGGCGGGGCAGATCCAGCCGCCGGAGCATGGGGCCTCGCCGCTGATGCGGGCAGTGTTCGGCCACGCGCTCGGGCAGAACGCGGTTGCCGAGGGGTGGGCGCCGGAACTGCTCGAATACCTGTCGAGCAAGCGACTTTGGCCGAACAGCTATGCCGTGATGAAGATCAAGGAACAGGCCGATGGTTCGGTGCGCCGCCTGACGATCATGGAAGAGCGCATGGCCGGTGGCGTCGAGCTGAGCCGCGAGGATGGTGCCTGGCGTGATCGTCGGCTGGCGCAGATCCGGAAGTGCCGGGACATCGCCGAGATGGCGCAAGCGGGGGATCTGGCATGAAGATCTCCCGCGCTTTCGATCGTGCCGCGAAGATCGATGACGCCCGAGGCGGCAGCATCCGAGAACCCGTATTGCCGAGAGCGGAGCGGGGCAGGCGCCTGATGAGCGTCAAGACCGCCCTCGAATGGGCGTTCGGCCCGGAACAGGCGCAGATCGATTTCGATCTGCTGGGCGTGCACGAGTTCCGCCGGGAAGGCATCTCGCCGGAATGGCGACTGATGCAGGAACAGAAGCTCGGGTGCCGGGTGGATGGCGGCGGATCATCGGAGCCGCATGCGGATGCCGCGCTGATCGCGGCGGCGGTCGAAGCGCTGTCGGTCAATCCTATCTTTGGCAAAGACATGGCGGTGCTCATGGCTACCTGCGCCCGGTCCGGCACAGTTCCCGACTGGCAGGGCGAGCCGAAGATGCGTGTGGCGCCGCTCGGCTGGGATATCAACAAGGATGGCAAGCGGACGGCCTATGAGGTCCCGTCGGGCACATGGTCATTCCATGACGCAAAGAACCGAAAGACGAGAACGGGCCGCTCGCGCGTGTGCCCGATCCAGTACATGGGCGGTGCGATCAGCATCACCCGCGCACGCCGCCGGTACCTCGACTGGTGGGGGGCGCTGCTGGAGGTTGCGGTCACTTTGCGGATCCCTGGATACCTCGACAGCATCGATATCTCCAAGGAAATGCCGGCCGTCGAGCCGTGGCGTGAAAAAAGTATTTGACTTGCGCCAGTAAAGTTTGACATCTTGCCATCACCACAGAAGCGCCCGGAGAGGAAACCCCTCTGCCGGGCGTTGTCATATCATCTAGGTCGATCCGCTCGGGTCGGCCTTTTGTATTTGCGGGCGAACATGATCAAGCTTCAGGTTTCCGCCCGTGAGCTTCTCAGGCTGAAGGCGGATCTTCGTCAGCTGCGGGACCGGGACGCCCGCATAGCCATCACCTGGGCGCTGAACGATACGGCGACGGAAGTGTTGAGCCATGTGCAGAACAACATGGAACAGGTGTTCGATCGCCCGACGCGGTTCACGCTGAACGCTTTCACAGTTCGCGGGGCGCGCCCATCGAGCCTTGAGGCAATTGTTCAAGAACGTCCATCGGTCGGATCGCGCCATTATCTCAAGGTCGAGGAGGCCGGGGGCGCGCGTCCGCAAACCGGAGTGGAGCGCAATCTGAATGGCAGGCTCGCCTATTCCGGGATCATCGAGGCGGCGGTCCCGGCTGCCGGGGCAAAGCTCGATGCCTATGGGAACTGGTCGCGTGGTGAGCGCAATCAGGTATTGTCGGCGGTGCAGGCGCAGAATGAGGCGTCATCGAATACGACCGAGGCATCGCGCAAGCGGAACCGAAAGCGGGCAGGATACTTCGTGCCGCGTCCGGGATCGAAGCTGTCACCGGGTATATGGAAGCGCGCCGCGAACGGCGACCTTTCCAAGGTGCTGCACTTCACCGATGCCGTGCCCCGCTATCGGCCAAGGTTGAAGTTCTACGAAGGTGCGGAAGAGGTCTATGACCGATCGTTCCCGCGGCACCTCGCCCGGACCCTCGCCAAGATGGTCGCGAAGCGGTCGAAGTGATCGCGTCGGACCCGGTCACCTTCCGGAAAGGTCCGCGGGTCCTTCCCGGCCAGGGGATGCACGGGGGTAATTCGCACCCCGTTACATTTTACACTGCAATTTCAATCATATGGTTCGGTTGAGGTTGTTGTTGTTCCTGTGAGGTCAGATGTCAGAAGTCATCACGCTCGACGATGGGAGCGTGCTCGATGTCGCGCGCTATCCGTTGCCGGATGGTGTGGCCGATGACGGCACGCCTCTCAACCGGGTGCAGCTCGCGAAAGCGTTCGGCGTCTCGGAGAACACCATCACGAAATGGGTCGGGCAGGGGATGCCCGTCGTGTCCTCGGGGCAGAACGGGATTTCTTACGAATTCCGGCTGTCCCATTGCTATGCGTGGCGCCAGAGCCGTGATGAAAAGGTCCGCGCCGCGAAGGTGAAGGGGGATCAACTCGCCGCGCAGGCAGCGCTGGCGTTCCGCAACCTCGACGATGATCAGGCAGAGGAAGAATCCGAACTCACCGCCGATGATCTGCGTAAATGGTCCGAGGCCGAATATCACCGCAACCGTGTCGCTGAACAGCGTGGCGATCTGGTTCGGGCGGATCGGGTGCGGGCTGTCCTCGAAGATCTGTTCGTCGCGTTCGGCACGGCGATGGACACGTTCCCTGATTTTGCCGAGATGGAATTCGGCCTTAGCCCGGCACAGGTGGCGAAAGTGCAGGCCCATTGCGACCAGACGCGCGATGATCTGCGCCAGAAGATCGCTGCTTTGATCTCGCGCCCGGGTGCAGTGCTCGCGATCGGCGCACAACAAGGTGAGCTGAGCATCTGATGGTCGAAATGCTTGATCGCGGAATTGGGTCTTTCGCGCGAATCCCGCCGCTGCCGCCGTTCACGACGCCTGAGGAACTTGTGGCAGACGCGCTGCCGCTGCTTGATCCGCCCAGCCGGATCACCGTCACCGAAGCGGCCGTGCGTCACATGCGGGTCAACCTTGGCGGCCGATGGTCCAGTTACGATCCGGATATCACGCCCTACATGATCGAGCCGCAGGACGTGACGCAGTCGCGCCGGTTCAAGGGCGTGATTTTGGTGGGGCCGTCGCAGTGCGGCAAAACCCAGCTCCTGATTTCGGTGTCGGCGCACGCGATCATGTGTGCGCCGGGCCCGGTGCAGCTGATCCACATGACCAAGACGGATGCGGATGCTTGGGTCGAGGAGAAGCTCGACCCGGCTATCGCGAACAGCCCTGCGCTGTCGGATCGGCTGGGCAAGGGTCGAGACGACAGCACCTTCAGCCGCAAACGGTTTCAGGGGGTGCGGATGACGATCGGTTATCCGGTCGCAAATCAGCTTTCGTCGCGGTCGCAGCGGTTGGTGCTGTTGACCGACTATGATCATATGCCCCAGCGTCTCGGGCCGAAGGACGCACCGGAGGGCAGCCCGTTCAGTATGGCGATCATGCGTATCCGGACCTTCATGAGCCGGGGATGTGTGGTGGCCGAGAGCACACCGGCATTTCCGGTCGATGGGTCGAAGCCGAAACCTTCGCCCTTGCTGGAGCCGCATCGCTTTCCGGAGGTCAAAGAGGGGATCATCCCTCTTTACAACGAGGGCACGCGCGGACGCTGGTACTGGGAATGTCCGGGATGTGCAGACCTGTTCGAGCCCACGTTCGATCGCCTCGATTATGATCGGGAACTCGATCCGGGCGATGCCGGAGAGAAGGCTGTCATGGTCTGTCCGCATTGTGGGCTGGTCATCGAGCATCGCGAGAAGGTCGAATTGAACCGACGCGCGGCCGCAGGTCATGGGGGATGGCTGCACGAGGGGCGCAGTGTCGACGAGAATGGCCGGCGACGTCTGGTCAGAATCAACGATCCGGAGCTACGCAACGTTTCCTATGCCAGCTATGCGCTGAATGGGGTTGTCGCGGCTTTCGCGTCATGGGCTGAACTGGTCGAGCGGCATGAGATCGCACGGCGATCGTTCGAAATGTCGGGCGATGACAAAGGACTGTCACAATCCTTCTATACTGACCTCGGCCAGCCTTACCTTCGGCCCGGGGAGGATGACGACGACGTCCTGACGGTCGAGATCCTGCGCAACCGTGCCGTCCAGATCGACAAGCGGATCGCGCCGGACTGGGCCCGGTTCGTCGTGACCTGTGTCGACGTGCAGGGGAACAGGTTCGAGGTCACCGTCATGGCCTTCGGGGCCGAAGGCGAGCGGATCATCATCGATCGTTTCGCGATCCATCAGCCGCCCGACGCCGCGCCGCGGGCAAGGGGCGACGACGGAAAATATCGCGCGGTCGATCCCGGCCGGTATGCCGAGGATGCCGAGGCGCTGACCGAACTGGCCGATCAGGTCTATCCGGTCGACGGGCAGAACTGGGGCCTGAAGCCGGTGGCCGTGGTTATCGACTTCAACGGCCCGAAGGGCTGGTCGGACAATGCCGAGAAGTTCTGGCGCAAGCGGGCGCGGGCAGGGAAGGGCGGACGGTTCTATCTATCGATCGGTCGCGGCGGATTCCAGCAGCGTGATCGCGTCTGGCACGAGGCACCGGAACGCGCTTCGAACGGGAAACGGGCGCGCGGTATCAAGCTGCTGAACATGGCCGTGGACAGGTTAAAGGATTCGGTAGCGGCGGCGCTGGAGCGCGAGGCAACGCGCATCAATGCCCAGCACACACCGTGCTGGATGGATGTCGAGCATATGGCCGAACTGATCGCGGAACAGCGCGGCGACAAAGGCTGGGTCAAGAAGCCCGGCATGCAGCGCAACGAAACCTTCGACCATTCGGTGCAGGCGCTCGCCATGGCGGAACACCTCGGCATGAACCGGGTCAACTGGGAGGCACCCCCCGCATGGTGCCTTTCTGGTCTGCTCAACCCGAATGCCGTGGAGATCGCGCGACCGAACGATGCGGATAGTGCGCGGGAGGTGCCCGCGGTGCCAGCCAAGCCGCGGGCGATCAGCTTTCTGCGGCGGCGATAACAGGAGACACCACAATGGCTTTCACACAGGCTGACGCCGACAGGGTGCGGGCGGCGATCGCGAAAGGTGTGTCCAGCGTCGAACTCAACGGCGAGAAGGTCACCTTCCGATCGCTTCAGGAGATGAAGGAAACGCTGCGCATGATCGAAGATGAGCTTGCGGGCGCCAGCGCCGGCAGGTTTGGCGTCGGTTACACGCGCACTACCCGGGGGCTTTGATGAACATCATCGACCGAACCATCGGGTTCTTTGCTCCTCAGGCTGGCTTGCGCCGGGTCGCGGCGCGGGCCCAGATCAGCACGCTGATGAATTACGATGCCGCCTCGCGCGGGCGGCGCGCGTATGGCTGGAAGGCTCCGGCCACTGCCGCCGATGCGGCAGCGTTCGGATCGCGTGCCCGCATGCGTCAGCTGAGCCGCGACATGGTTCGCAACCGTCCATATGCGGCGCGCGCGAAGGACGTGATCGTGGCGAATGTCGTGGGCGCGGGAATCATGCCCTCGATCCGCAGTGAGAACGATAACGCGAAGGCCACGGTTCAGGATTTGCTTGAGCGCCACCTGCTCACGCCGTCGCTGGATTCGCTTGGCGAATATGACCTGCTGGAGATGCAGCAGATCGCCATGTCGGCGGTTTTCACGGACGGCGAGGTGCTGCTGCGTCGCCGTTGGCGGACAGGCAGTTACGGCGTCGGGTTGCCGCTTCCCTATCAGGTCGAGATGATCGAGGTGGATTGTCTCGACACCACGGTCCAGTCGTACGGCGACAATCTGGTGATCGAGGGTGTCGAATATGGCCCGACCGGTGCGATCGAGGCCTATCACCTCTATAACGAGCATCCCGGTGCCGTGCGCCACCGGAAAGCCTTGCAGTCGAGCCGTGTCCATTGGTCGGACGTGATCCACATTCGCCGCATGGATCGCCCCGGCCAGTTGCGCGGGGTGCCTTGGCTCGCGCCCGTCATGATGACCCTGGGCGAGATCAGCGATTATCAGGAAGCGCAGATCCTGAAGCAGAAAATATCGTCGCTCATGGCGGTCATGATCAAATGGGCCTCGGGTTCGGTGCGCGGGGAGAAACCAGGGGCGGGCCTCGAAGAACTCGCGCCAGGGGCAATCGTTGATCTTCCCGAGGGGGCAGAGCCGGTGACGGTTAACCCGCCCACCGTCGAGGGCTATGACGATTTCATGACTGTGGCGCTGCGCTCTGTCGCGGTGGGGATCGGGATCACGTTCGAGTCGCTGAGTGGGAATCTGCGGCAGGTGAACTTCTCCAGCGGCAGGATGGGGCGCAATGAGATGGATCGCCTGATCCACATGTGGCGTCGCAGCATGATGATCATGCAGTTCGGCGTCGGTATGGAGCGATGGTTTCGCGAGGGTCTGGCGATCGCTGGCCACAAGGGGATCCCGTTCAATCTGGACTGGACGCCGCCGCGGCGGATCCTGATCGATCCGACCCGGGAAATCCCGGCCATGATCGAGGAAGTCGAAGCGGGTCTTGCAAGCCGTCAGGGCGTGCAGCGCGAACTCGGGCGCGATCCCGACCGTATCCGGGCTGAACGAAAGCAGGACGAGGAGGCCGACAAGGCATCCGGACTCACGCCTGCCGCCTCGACCGGAAATCAGCAGAAACCGGCGGCAGAACCCGCCGAAGATGAGGGGGCGAACAATGCCGAAGACGGGCAATGATCTGATCGTCAATGGCGAACTGATCCTGAGCGGTGACGTGCTGGTCGATGACTGGGTTGGCTGGATGTGGGAGGAGGATACGTTCTTCGCTCCCAGCATGGTCCGACAGGCATTGGCGACCTTGGGTGAGGGGCGTGTCACTGTCCGCCTGAACTCGCCCGGCGGGCACGTCAATGCGGGCGAGCAGATCCGCACCATGCTGGCCGGGCATCCGGGCGGGAGTCGGATCATCGTCGAGGGGCAGGCCTGCTCGGCAGCCTCGCTGATCTTCATGGCGGGCGCGGAGCGGCTGATGTCCGCCGGATCGCACCTTATGATCCATGATCCGTCGGGTGCGATCTGGGGAAACCCCGCCGAAGGGCAGGCGGCCGTCAATGCCCTCGACCTTGCAGCAAACACCTATGCTGCGGTTTACGCCGCCGCCTCTGGCCGATCGGCCGAAGAGTGCCGGGCGATCATGAAGGCTGAGACCTGGTACGGGCCTGAAGCTGCGATTGAGGCGGGCTTTGCCGATGGACTCGCTCCGGAAGGCGAGCCGCTTCCTGGCAGCCCTGTCGTTCCCATGCCCGCCGCCGCTACCCTTGTTGCGGCGCAGGCCGCCTACATGTCGGCGCGCGATCATCTGCGCGGGCGGATCGAGGCGGCAAAGCCAGATGAGCGGGCCGCGCGGCCCAATCGTAACCCTGCCGCAGTCAGCGGCGAAAACCCGAAAGGCAATGATATGTCGAAGGATACCACGACGGCCGCGCCGCCGGTCACCACCCCTGCGCCGACGCCGGCGCCCGAGGAAATGAAGGCGGGACCGGCCGAGGCCGTCGCCCAGGAGCGGACGCGCATGAAGGCGATCCGCGAAATGGCCGCACCGCATGTCGCGGCGGGCCGCATCATGCAGGCGGATGTCGATGCTCTGATCGATGATGGCGTGAGCTTCGCCGATGCGGGGAGCAAGATCCTCGCGAAGATGGCGGCGAACGAACCCCCGGGCCGCACGTCCTCGCCGCATGCGACGATCACCCGTGATGAGGTCGATACCCGGATGCAGGGGATGATCGGCGCCTTGATGGGCGACACCGACGGTCCCGCCGCCCAGTTCCGTGGGATGCGTGTCCGCCATCTTGCGATGGAACTTGCCGGCCAGTCGCGTGGCTTCAATGACGCGGAATCGATCCGTCGGGGCATGGCTGCGACCACCATGACCGGCGGCGCCTATGGTGTCAGCGACTTCGCCTACATCACGACCGAGGTGATGAACCGCCGCCTTCAGGCCGCCTATGAGCGCCGCGCGGCAACGTGGCAGCTGGTGACCGGGGACGCCCTCACGGCCACCGATTTCCGCGAGCTGAATTCGGTTCGCTTCGGTGGGGATTTCTCGCTGAAGAAGGTGCGCGAGAATGGCGAATACCAGGAGGCTGTCCTGTCCGACGAGGCTGAGGGCCTGAAGATCGAGCGGCGCGGGCGCACGATCCGCCTCACCTTCGAGGCTGTCATCAACGACGACATGGGGGCGTTCAACCGGATCCCGGGCGAGTTTGCCATCGCTGCGCGCCAGATGGAAAACTCCATGGTCTGGGCGCTCTTCCGCGACAACGCCAAGTTGAAGTCGGACAACAAGGCGCTGTTTCACGCCGACCACAAGAACCTCGCCGCCGCCGGGGCCGCGATCACCGTCGCATCGGTCGGTGCGGGCCGTAAGGCCATGTGGGAACAGCGCGCTTTCGGCACGACCGACAAGGATGATTTCATGATGGTCGAACCCGACCGTCTGATCGTTCCGCCGGCGCTTGAAGTTCCGGCGTTGCAGTTCGCGACGGCGACGACGCCCAATCAGGATGGGGCAGTCAACCCGTTCAAGTCGACGCTGACGCCCGGCGTGGTGCCGAACCTTGGTACGGCGGCGGGTGGGTCCGACACTGCGTGGTACCTTGTTTCCAGTGCGCTGCCGCCGATCGCCCATGCCTATCTCGATGGCTACGCGGCGCCGACGGTGCAGACGATCGAGGGCATGAACCCGGACGCGGTGGTGATGAACGCCCGCCATATTTTCGGCGCGGCCGCGAATGAATACCGCGGCGCTTACAAGAACGCCGGCGCGTAATCGGCGGGGACAGTGATCTGACGAACGGGCGGCTTCGGCCGCCCTTCGTCATTCGTGTAACCTCAGAAGGGATTCTGACATGAAGAACTGGAAATATCCCGGTGAGAATCTCACCGTTCCCGCGCCCGCAGCCGTGGCATCGGGGGACTTTGTCACGGTCGGTGCGATCACCGGCGTCGCGCAGGGTGATGCCGCTGCCGGTGAGGGCATCGTCATCGTCCGGCGTGGGGTGTTCGAACTGCCGAAGATCGCGGCGCAGGCGTGGACTCTCGGCGTCAAGCTCTACTGGGATGCGGACAACTCGGTCGTGACCAGCACCGCCGATTCCAATCTGCTGATCGGTGCCGCCGCCGCCGTTGCAGCCGATCCGTCCCAGACCGGCCTTGTGCTGCTGGACGGCGTGATCCGCTGATGTCCTCGCTGTTCGATGGCGTGGCCGGGCTGCTGAGTGATGTCTTCGGCGGTCCGGTCATCTATCGCCCCAAGGGGGGTGATGAGCGGGCCATCCAGTCGGTGTTCCGCAAGGCCCCGCTTGAGGCGATCGACAGCGACGGCCATCCGGTGCTGATTGTCGCTCCGACCTGGCGCGTGCGCCGCGATCTCGCCCCGGAGGTCGCGCGTGGCGATCGGATCGTGCCGGGCGACGGCGTGATCTACGAGATCCAGAACACGCATGTGAGCGGCTCGCCGGCCTCGGATGCATTCATCCTCTGCGAACTGTTTGAGGTCGATCCATGAGCCATTGGCGCAGCGACTACCGCAAGGCAGCCCGCGATTCCCTGGCTGCTTCGGAGCGTTTCTCTGGGTTTGAGATCCTCCGCTCCTGGGCTGGCGGTATCTCGGACAATACGCTTCCGGTGATCGGGGTGCTGACGCCGAGCGAACAGGTTTCCGTATCCGCGCAGAAGCAATCAGAGCGCGGAACCCTGATGCAGATCGTTCTGAAGCGTGAGGGCGGTGAGGATGTCGAGGACATTCTCGACGATGACGGTGACGAAATCGAAGCGCGGATCACCGGTGCTTTGTTGTCGTCAGGCTGCGCCTGCTTTCTGGAAGCGGTGTCTGTCGTCACCAATGGGGATGGCCGGAAACGCATCGGCACCTTGCTGATGGATTTCCGCATCAAGAGCTGGCGCCCGATCGTTCGGACGACCTGATCCTTCAATCACAGGAGATAACCATGTCGGATGGCATGATTGGCTACGGTTCGACCGTCCGTATCGGTCGCGGCGCAACCCCGGTGTTTTCCGAGGTCAAGCTGGTCGGTGACCTCGATTTGCCGGGCCAGACCGCGGATACGGTCGAAGTCACGCACATGAAATCGCCGGGGCGCCGCAAGCAGTTCATTGCGGGGCTGATCGACAGCGGCGAGATTTCGGTGCCGGTGAACCACATTCCCGGATCGGAAACGGATGTTCTCCTTCGGGAGATCCTCACCTCGGGGGAGGAAGTCCTGCTGGAAATCACCTTGGGCGTCAGCACGGTCACCGACACCTTCGTCGCGATCCTCACGGGTTATGCCCGTTCCGCGCCGGTCAACGACAAGATGACGGCGACGGCCACATTCCAGCTTTCGGGGCTGGTTGAAAACGCCACGGATCCCGGCAGCACCGAAGGGGAGGACTGATCATGGCTGAATTCACCGGGGAGTTCTCCCATACCGTCGGGGGCAAGACTTACCGCCTTGCGCTCGGCCTGCGCGGCATTGCGGTGTTGCAGCAGGAATTGGGCAAGGATCTCGCGCCGCTTCAGATCGAGGATGGGGACCATGCGGATTTCAACGTGCTGTTGCGCGTCGTAGAGGTGGCATTGCAGCGTCACCACCCTGATGCCGGGCCGGAAGTCGCAGAAGAAATTCTGGCGAGCGATCTTTCGATCTGGGCGCGTCTGGTCGCGGCAGCATTCCCGGATGCCCCGGAAGGGACCGATACCGCGAAAGGTGGCCGCACGGGAAAGCCGAAAGCGAGGCGCTGAACCTCGCCACCCTCTATCGGGCGTGGCTCTCTCTCGATCTTGATCCGGATCGGTTTTGGCTGATCACGCCGCGGCTCGCTTTTCTTGAGCTGGATATCGCCCGGGAATTGCGTCGCGGACGGGAGGAGCTTGCGATCACCAGCGCTTGGCTGACGGCCGCACTTACCCGGATCGGGAAGCTGCCGAAGCTCGAAAGCCTGTTGCGGCAGGAAAAGCTGGATATGCGTCTGGCGCTCGACCTGATGAAGACCAGGCTTCCCACACTCAGCATGGAACAGTGGCGCGCCCGGGGGCAGTGCGCGCCGGCAAGCTCAAAGTCATAGGTAATCGTCATGGCGGGAACGCAGACCATCGGGCGCCTGAAAATCGGGCTGCTGCTCGACAAGGCATCGTTTGACGCGGGCCTGTCCGGGGCGAGCGGTCAGATCGACAAGTTCACGACGTCCATTTCCCGGAAGATGGTGGGTCTCGGGGCCCGCATCAGCGGGGTTCTCGCCGGCGCGCTCACCATAAGGGGTGCCGCTGGAATGGCGGATGAGTGGTCCGATCTGCAATCGCAGGTCGGCACCACGATCGGCAGCATGGAGAAAGCTCCGGACGTCATGCGCCGACTGAGCGACATGGCGCGCCAGTCCTATTCCAGTATCTCCCAGACGACGGGCGCATTCACGGCGAACAGCACTGCGCTGAAGGATCTGGGGTACAATACCGACGATCAGCTGAAATACACTGAGGCTCTGAACAATGCGCTGGTCATCACGGCCACGCGCGGAGACAAGGCCGCCTCGGTGCAGAACGCTTTGTCCAAGGCGATGGCCACGGGCAAACTTGCGGGTGATGGGCTGGATGCCGTTCTGGCAAATGGCGGTCGGGTGGCGCAGGCGCTAGCGGATAAACTCGGCGTCCCTGTTTCCAGCCTGCGCAAGCTCGGCGCGGAGGGCAAGATCACGGCCGCGGTTATCTCCGGCGCCATGATCGACAGCCTTGAGAAGCTGCGCGATGAAGCAGGGGCCATGCCTGCGACCATCGCCGATGGCTTCACTCTCTTGCGGAATGCGTCGCTGGAACTCGTCGGGGTGCTGGATGGGATTGCGGGCGCGTCCGGCGGCGTTGCAACCGCGCTGGTGGCGGTTTCGGATGGTATCCGCAACGTGACTGCCTTCCTCTCCGACCATGCGGCGGAAGTGACTACCGTGCTGAACACGCTCGTGGGCACCGGCGCCGTCGTTGCAGCCTATTTTGCCACCCAGTTCGCCGTCGGCTTTGTGCAGGGCGCAGCCGTGGCAATGGCGACGGCGGCGCGACAGGCCATTGCGCTAGAACTGGCACTTGGGGCCACGTCGCGCAGCGCGGCAGTCGCGGGTGTGGCGACGAAGGCTTTGGCCGGGGCGATGGGGATCCTGAAAGGGGCGATCATTTCCACCGGCATTGGCGCGTTGGTGGTCGGTGCCGGGTATCTGGTCGGCAAGTTCATGCAGCTGGTCACCACGACCGGCTCCTTGGGCAATGCATTCTCGCTGCTCGGCGAGGTTGCCTCAGGTGTCTGGTCGGGAATCGTGGAGGCGGCGGGTGCAGTCCCGCTTGGGCTGAAGGCCAAATGGGCCAGCGTCAAAGCGGACTTCTACGACCTGATCGCGTCGATGCTGGCCAAATGGAAGGGGTTCCTGTCGAGCCTGTCGGGCGGGCTGGACGGTACGATCTTCCAGGGGGCGAGCGATCGTCTGAAGGCGTCTGCCGATGACATGGCCGCGACGATTGCCGAATACAATCAGGCTGCGAGCGTCGCCAATATCGCATCCGATCAGCTGGCGAAGGCTGCCGGTGACAAGGTTTCCGCCGGTCTGGATCGGGCAAGGGATGCTCTCTCCAAGCTCAACGTTGCGGTGGACGACGCGAACGAAGGCCTTGCGGGAGATGGAGGGCTTGGCGGCTCCGGCGGCGGCCTCGATCAGGTCTCGTCTGCCTCCGACAAGGCTAAGAAGAAGCTGTCGGATCTTCAGGAGGTGATGAAGCGCCTCAAAGAACAGAACGCCGAGCTGAAGGCGACCATGAACATGTCGGATGTCGATGCCGATGTGTGGCGCAACCAGCGTGACGCGGGCGTGTCGGCGGACAGCAACAACGGGAAGAAGATCGCCGCAATCACAAAGATGAACGCCGGGATGCAGTCCCTCAAGGACGCGACGAAGGAATGGCAGTCGTCGATTTCGTCGGCGTTCTCATCGTTCCTTACCGGCGCCTCGTCTTTCAAGGACATGATTGGGCAGATCATTGGCAAGCTGGCTGAGATGGCTATGAACGCCGCGTTCCAGAGGATGTTCTCGTCGTCGTCGGGCTGGATGGGAAGCGTCCTCAAAAGCTTCGGGATCGGTGCCAACGCGAACGGGACGAACAACTGGCGCGGCGGTCTGACGGCGATCAATGAACGCGGCGGTGAGATCGTGGATCTGCCATCCGGCACGCGGATAATTCCACATGATGTGTCGAAGCGGATGGCTGATGGGGTGGACTCGTCCGGTGCCTCGCAAATGCAGGTTGTCATCGGATTTGACGAAAGCGGCAATGGCGTGGTGAGGCGGGTCGCGCAGCGCGAGGTAAAGAGCGCCACCCCGGCCATCGTCGGTCAGTCACGATCGGCGACTTACGCCTCGATGCGGAAATCGAAAAAGGGTTGGGCGTAATTACCGGCACGTGATGTCATAGAACACGTCGTATATCTCACCCAATGCGCCCCTTTGCTTGAGAGTTGCATGGCGACCAGTGATTTCGTAGCCATTCCGGCAGGCGCCATTCATCGCTAAGACGTTCGCCAGTTCGGCCAGGCGAGCTGCCTCTGCCTTGTCGCTATGATTGGGGAATGTTGCGTCCGCGAATGTTCTCCAGCGAAATCCGTTTGTTCCTAATGGTTCGAGAGAACCGGCCCGGCGTAAGTCAGCCTGACACGAGCAAACCAAAAACATCGCCACCAAAATCGCAAATGTGCGCATGATGCTATCCAGGGTGAAAAATGACTATCAATGCTTATGCGTGGCCTCCGGTCGGCGTGCAAGGCCGAAGCTGGACCGTGCAGCAGCCGGTTGCGGTGCTCCGATCTGCCCTGAGCGGAAAGGAGCAGATGCAGGCCAGTCATCCGGAACGCCGCAAGGTGTCCCTGGATGTCTCGGCGCTCGCCCGGGGGAGGATCGGCGGCGGCTACATGGATATGCTCGGCCGATTGCTCATGGGGGGCATCCATGCTGTCCGGCTCTATTCGTGGTCGCCGAACTGGCACCTTGATGCCGAACCGCAGCCGGGGTTCAACTGGCTCTCCATGACGCTGACCGCTACCGCCACCGTGGATGCAGCGACGGGGATGGGGGCGTATCGCGTCACGAACCTGCCTCCCGGATATCCGCTGATCTGCCCGGGGGAACGGTTCACGGTCGGCGGGATCGTCTGGCAGGCCGTGAATATGGCGGTGGCGGACGATGCCGGCATTGCCCTGATCCGGGTCATCGGTACGCCCGCGCTCTCGGGCACGCTCTCGCTGGACGGGCAGGAAAGCGCGGCGTTTCGCCCGGATGGCGGTATCCCGGTCGGGGATCAGGCCGTCGGTGCAGACTGGACCTATAGCTGGACCTTCACCGAGGTTTTTGCGGATGAGGTCGGGGGATTCGTGGAGATTGACCCATGGACATAATGCGCAGCGTATCGGCAGGAACGCAGGCGGCCCTTTCCGGGCCGTTTTTTTATCCCTGCCTGATGGTCTGGCTGGACTGGCCGGGGGATGAGGTCCACGCCCATACCGGGCGCGGGTCGATCACATGGGGCGGGGAATCGTGGCACGGGGTTGGTGAGTTCGGATCGGTTTCGGTTCCCGAGGAAAGCGCATCCGGTGTGCCAGTCGACTTCTCGCTATCACTGGTCTGCGATCTGGCGGAACTGGCGGAATACGCCGATGCGGTGGTGCGCCAGCGCGAGGGTCGGATCTACCTTGGCGCCACGACAGAGCCGGGCGGGAATGTGCTTGTCGGAGATCCGGTCGAACTTATCGCGGGCACAATGGATACGCTGGTGCTGACGACCGAAGTGCAGCGTGATGACGGATCAGTGCAGACCCTCTATACGCTCACCGTCGGCATGACGACCGGGCCAAGCATGCGCTCGATGGCGTCGATCGTGCATAGCCACGAGGATCAATCCCGGCAGTTTCCGGGTGACACCGCAGGGAAGCGGTTGATCCTCGCGAGTGCCCGAGCCGCGAAGACCTATTGGCCCGAAGCATGACGCCCGAACAGGTTCTGACCGCCGTCGATGCGGTCATGTCGCGCCCCTTCGAGTGGGGCGTATGCGACTGCTGCACGGCGGCTTGCGACGTGTTCCTAAGGCTCTGGGGGGTCGACCCTATGGCCGACGTCCGGTCGCAGTATATGGGGCTGCGCGGTGCTGCCGCGCTGATCCGGGAGAATGGCGGGTTTCCGGCACTGGTCGAAAGCGTGCTGGCGCCGATCGGCCTGACGCCCGGGCATCAGATCGGCGGGCTGGCGATGACCCTTGAGGGACGCGGGTCCCTGCTGATTTGCATCCAGCCCGGGCAATGGGCCGGGAAAACCCTGAATGGCTTCGCGCTTGTCTCGCGCGCAGATCGAGGATGGCATCTTGCGTAAACTCCTGCTGATCACCACGGCGCTGGTGGGCTTTGTGGCCGTGCCCATGGATGCCCGCGCGGATCCTGTCTCTGCTGTCATCGCAGCAGGTATTGGCTTTACCGCTGGAACGACTGCGTTTGCGATTGCCACGTCGGTCATCACGTTGGCTGGCTCCATGCTCCTCAATTATGCCGCGCAGGCGCTGCTCGGCAAAAAATCCGGGAAACTGAGCGCCCCCGATCAGCGGCAGGAGTTGCAGCAGCCCACCGCGCTGCCGGCTTATCGCTATGTCTATGGCTATACTTGGGCGCCGGGGACGCCGGTCGGATGGGTGGTGCGCGGGAACATCCTTTATATCTGCTACCTGCTCAATTCGCGCCCCTCGGCCCTGCCGACGCACAAGGTCATCTTCGATGAACGCGATGTCGAGGCGGCGGGGGACCCATTTGATTTCGCCGGTGGCGGCGCGTCGGCCGCGAACGCGCCTTTCGCCGGGAATTGCCAATACTGGATCGGGCGAGGAGACCAGACGACGTGTCCGGCGCAGATTGTGTCGGATAGCGACTATTTTGCGGCGACGGATGCCTGGCTGGGCCGCACAGTCCTGTGGGCGCGCCTCGACTGCGGCAAGAGCGACGACAGGTCACAGCGATGGCCTGCAACGCCACCGGCGCTGAACGTCGAGGGCCTTTGGTCGATCGAGGAGGATCCACGCAACGGGGTCTCTGTCGCATCGCGTAACGCCGCCTTGATCGTACTCGACGCGCTGCGGACGAACCCGATCCGGCCTTATGGCGATGCGTATCTCTGGCTCGACAGCTTCAAGGAGGCGATCGAGCGATGCGAAGACGCTTTCCCGAACAAGGACGGCACCACCCGCGCCCGGTTCAACAGCGACGGCGTTCTGGTCTGGTCGGACGGATCGGAGCTTGAAGATCAGCTTGATCCGCTGCTTGCCGCGGGTGGCCTGCGTCTGGTGCGCGTCGGGGGCAAGCTTGGCATCATCCCGGCGGTAACACGCAACAGTGTCTATACGATCACGGATTTCACCGAGGGCCAGTCGATCGAGATGACGCGCTGGCAGTCGTCGGATGACATCTACACCGAATGTGTCGCGTCCTATACCGCGCCGGATCGGGCCTATGAGAGCGCCGAGGCGCCAGCCTATATCGTGCCGGGCGCGCAGGCGGCGGATGGCGGAGTGTCAAAGCGCCTCGATCTGCAGCTCGATTTCGTGACCGATCATCGTCAGGCACAGTATCTCGCCAAGATCGCGGCGATGCGGTCGCGGATGCAGCGGGTGATTGCCGGGGAAATGTTCCCGGATGCATTCCGGCTGGTCGCCGGGTCGCGCGCGACGGTCTCGCTACCGTCGCCATACACCGCCTGGAATGGCGAATATGAGGTGGAGAGTGCCACGCCGGGCGCGGGGATCAACGACGACGACAGCATCACCCTGAGGCTGCCCGTAACCGTGCGCGAAACATCGGGCGCGATCTATGCTTGGGATCCGGCCACGGAAGAACAGGATGTCGAGGCCACAAGCTTCAATCCCGTCATCCCGGGCGTGCAGCCGCCTGCGACTGTCACGCTGGCGACGGGTGGCGCTGCCGCGCTGGTCTCGGCGGGCGCGACGGTCGCCCGGGTCGAGGTTTCGTGGCCTGCGTCTGCTTCGGCATCGGCGGACGGCTACAACTGGCAGTTCCGCAGCTTCGACGGATCTGCATGGAGCGAATGGCAGACGGGCGGATACCTTGGCAACAGCGCGGAGCGCCGGGTTTACATCTCCCCCGCGGTTGTCGACGTGATCTATCAGGCACGCATCCAGACGGTCGGTTTTTACGGTGCGTCCGAATGGCGGGAGAGTGGCACCATCACCGCGTCCGGCCCGGAGGCGACAGTTGCCGCGCCGGAAATCCTGCTGGCCGTGGGCGGATCTGGCGAGATCGACCTGACGATCCGGCAGGCCAATGACGGCGGTGCGATCTCGATCGAGGTCTGGGGAAGCGACACCGGGTCTGTTTCGGCGGCGGAACTGCTTGTCACGCTGGCCGCGGGCGCAAACGTGACGGTCGCATGGGCCGAAGATGACCTCGGTAATGCAAAGACACGCCATTACTGGGCCCGCGCGCGTGACGTCTTTGGAAACGCATCCGGCTACTCGGCCCGGGCAACCGCAACCACATCAGCATAAGGGGCCAGATATGGCAGTCAGGACAACCGCTGTGGCGGGCGCCGTCGCGCGCCCGGACGGCAGCGCTGCGCTGGATGGCGATAAGATCGTATTCACCCGGCGCCAGGCAGGGGCATCGGGCGGGACAATGGTCATGCACGGACCTGTCGCCACCATTGTTTCGGCCGGGGCCATCAGTGCCGTGCTATCGAGGGACGATGATGGCAGGGCGGTTTATGACGTATCCTATCACTACTGGAGCTCGGCATCACGCGGATGGGTCTCGGCATCGATTGGTCCGATCGTCATCGACGGACCCGGCGTCTACAGCCTCGCAAAATTGCTGCCGCTCCGCCCCACCGCCACCATGCGGCGCCTGATCTGCAAGCGCGGCGCTACACTTACCATACCGCTGCAGATCGCGGCCACTGTCGCTCCCGGGGTGCTGATGCCTCAGGACCTCACCGGGCAGGCGATTACTGCCGAATTGCGCGGTCCGGACGGTGTGGACCGCCCGCTTGGCGTAGTCATCTCCGCCACCCCCGTCGACGGCAAGATCACATTGTCCATGACCCCATCCCAGACGGCAGCGCTGCCCCTTGGTGCGCACCGTTGGGATGTTCGGCGCGCCAAAACCACGGGTCAGGTGCAGATTTCCCCGACGGGGACCGTTGCCATCATTGAGGAAATCACCAATGGCTGACGAAACTGCAATTGTTTTTGTCGACGGCGTCATGCCGATCGGCTCGGCGGAGATCCTCGCTGCGCAGGGGCGGGCTGAGGATGCCGCCAACCGTGCGGACAACGATGCCGACCGCGCCGAAGCCGCCGCCGAAGCTGCTGCGTCCCAGATCATCGCTGACCAGCGCGTCCCGACCGACGCCGACCGCCTTGCCCTGACCGGGCTTGCCGATGGCGCGACCGTCTATGTGATCGCCACCGCTCACACTTGGCAGTGGAGCGGGTCGGCATGGGTCGATCTGGGGCAGGGGCCGCTGGCGGAGAAGGCGGACGCCGCCGAGGTTGCGGCGATGATCCGGCGCGATGATGATGCAACAGACCTTCTGATCGCCATGCAGGACGCTGACGGGCTGCGCACATGGCTTGAGGCGCTGGCGTCCGATGGTGGCCCGAGCGACCTGTCGGTCGAACTTTTGGCCCGCGCCATGCTCCGGGAGGGTCACCCGATACCCTCAGCCATCGACGCTGATCTGCTCTTTGCCCTGAGTGATGCGGACGGACGGAGGTCATGGCTTGAGGCGCGGTCGCAGGATGGCGGGCCCACGGATTGGTCCGCAACGCTGATCGCCGCGGCCATGACACGCCTTGGGCTTCTCGCTGGTAGCGGGATCATGACGGACCTGACCCATATCGTCGGATGGGGGTCATCCACGATGGAGTATATGGCCGCCGATCTGTCCAGCATGGCTGCGGATTTTGGGGCGACCTATGTGGATGGCGGAGATGCGGGGGTAACGGGCTATGTCACGCTGGCGCAGATGGGCGTCGAGCACGCGCTGATTACGTTCCCGGACAACACGATCCCCGCATCTGGCGCGAGCCTCGTGACCTGCGGCAATGTCACATTCGGCGCACTGATGCGCCCGTGGGTGGCCACGATCGGCGGTGTCTCGGGCACGTTGTCGTGGGCCGGAGGTGGCCTGATGTTCACGCGCGCCGTCGCCGGCGCGGCGATGGTGCTCTTGGGCGAAACTCCGGCGATACCGGCCATGTCGCAATACCGGCGCGCCGTGACCCTCCTCAATATCGGGAAGAACAGCCTCACCGGATCGGCATCTGCAGACGATGTCGTGGAGATGACCATCCGCGCCTATGACTGGCTAAACGCGGCTGACAAAAAGGCCATCGTGATCGGACATTTTGTTGATCGCGATACCGCCACAGTGGCAGCGGTGCGGGATAAGATCGTTGCGGTCAACAGGAGCTTGGCCGCGCGCTATGGTGATCTTTATGTCGATCTGTCCGGGTATCTGATCAGCGCCCGCGTGTGGACCGATGTCGGCATCGCTCCGAGCGCTGAGGACATCGACGCGCAGTCAATCGGGAACATCCCGCCATCGCTCGCCCAGGCGGATGGCATCCATATGACGCCAGCCGCGCAGGCCGCGTTTGTGACACACATTCTCACCCCCAGGATCGCGGCCCTCGGCTGGTACGCGTAAACAGGAGCACACCATGCAAACCCTCATCCTGACCGCGCCGGGCGTCATCACATCGCCGCTGCCAGACCATCCCCGGCTCCCTGATCTGGCGAGCGACCTGTATCTGGACATAGACCCGGCGATGATTTCCGGCGTTGCGGACGGCGCGGCCATCCCGTCGATCATCGCAACTGGATCGGCGCCGCTTGCAGACCGGACGATTGCACAGCTGGTTCCGAGCGTAACGTCCCGCCCGCTTTACTCAGCAGCAGGTGGCCCCGGTGGCGTCCCGTGCCTGACGTTCGAGGGATCTCACGGCGTCAGCAACGACTATAATGACGCCTCGGAAAACTGGACTGCGGGGGCAACATATGCCTGCCTGTTCCGGGTGCGTGACTACTTGCAGGCCAATGACCGCATCTATGCCTCCGTCTCCCCATCAAACGCAGAATACGTCAACATTACGCCGGTTTCCGCGCCGCAGGGGCTGTCGTTTACCGCGTTCGACGGGGCGTCTGTTATCAGGACGAAGCCCACGGCCAGCACCGGCTGGCAGATCGGCGTATTCGCCTTGCCGGACGTGAGCATGGCGGAGGGGCATATCGTTCTGGATGATGCATCGGAAACGCTGGCGCTGCCGCGTGGCAGCTACGGTGGGCTGTCTCTGGGCACAGTCAAAACGATCGGATCTGGGGCAGTTGGAACAACCCTGATTGGCGATATTGCCAGATTTCGGATCTACAAGCGTCAGATGACGCTGGATGAGTGCCGGGCACTTGTGGCGGTTTGGCGTGACAGCTACGGGCTGTGATCCGCAACCTCCGACGACACAGCCCCGCTTCGGCGGGGCTTTTTCATACCGATGCGCAGGAGGCGCGACCATGAACCTCGACGGCCCTGCGGCCAAATCAACAACCATCGGTGCCGGTATCGGTGTCACGGTGCCCGCGTGGTGGCCGTCGCTCGACCAGACCAGCGAAATCGCGGTCAAGATGGTGCCGATCCTTTCGGCGATCTGGCTGCTTCTGCAAATTGTCCGCTTCGTCGTGAAGTGGTTCCAGGGGCGGCTCCGAGACGGGGGTGCTACGCCATGAGATTTGGCATAAAATCAGCAACCGGAGGGGCAGGGGCCATCGCAGTAGCGGTGGCCCTTATCATTCCGTGGGAGGGGTTGGTTCTGGAATCCCATTGGGACCGATACGCCAAGATCTGGGACATTTGCTATGGCGAGACGCAGGGCGTTGGCCCCGGCATGCAGGTAACGAAAGCCGAATGCGACACCAGATTGGCAAAGCGCGTCGGAGAGTTCGATACCGCCCTACGCAAGTGCCTGCCCGGTCCGATCCCCGACCAGATGCGCGGCGCGCTCATCTCATGGTCCTACAACGTCGGAACCGGTGCGGCATGTAGCTCGACGCTGGTCCGCAAGGCCAACGCCGGGGATCTGGTCGGAGCCTGCAACGAATTGTCCCGATGGAACCGCGCGGGAGGCAAGATCGTGCGCGGGCTGACGAACCGGCGCGAGGCCGAACGCAAGATCTGCCTGGAGGCCCTGAAATGATCCGCGCCCTCGCCATCGCCCTTGTGGCTGTCACTGCCATCTGCGGGGGCCTCTATATCCGACAAATCAAGGCAGAACTGGCCGAAGAGCGGGCGAAGGTCAGTGCGTATCAGGAAGCCGCAAAGGTGCTTTCGGCGCACGTGAAAGCCGTCGAAACCGAGCGCGAGAAGTGGCGCTCCGTGGCCGAAGAGCTATCAACAGTTGAGGGGCGTGATGAAGCACTTAATCCTTATGAGCGGGCTGTTCTTGACCGGGTGCGCAAGCCCTGATCCGGTGATCCCCCCCGCGCTGACGGATCCGGTCGTGGTGACCTGCCCGCCCGGCTATACTTCCGGGGCTCTTGGGGCTTGCCTTATTGCGCTGCGGGAGGGGCTGAATATCGCGAATGACAAATTGATCGGAATTGGGCAGATTGCTCAAAGGTGATGATTAAGGTGAAAAAAATGCAGTTAAATTCCGACGGCAGTGCTCATGGGGCCGTATCCGGCAGATGGGGCGGTTCGGTGATTTTATCGGCGGTCATATTGAGCGCGGTTAGCGCACTTGGCGGGGCCTATTTTGGATACCTTAGTGCCAGCAGGCAATCGGATGTTGAAGCAGCAAAGCTAGCTATTTCCATCATTCAGTCGCAGCCAGAAGGAGATAAGGGCGTCACCGCTCGACGTTTTGGGATTGACCTTTTAGTCAGGTCCACAGGGATTGAAATCAACTCGGTTGAGCGCGCCGCATGGGTAAATGGCACCGCAACATTTGATCTTTTAGGGTCCGCTAAGAGCTTGCAGTTAATGGATTTGACTCCCTGCAATGGATGGTCTGAAGACACTCCTGCGACAGAGGCGGAATTGGTTCGAGCCATCTTGGCTGAACGAACAGGTCGCCTTTGCGCCAATATTAAACTTAGTCAGGTTAAAAGCCTTATTGACCCCATTGACCCTGTTATCACGCTCCAAAAAGCCGGTCGCCTACGGGACTAACACCACCACAAAGGCGGAGGGGCAGGGGCCATCGCAGTAGCGGTGGCCCTTATCATTCCGTGGGAGGGGTTGAGCTTGCTCGATCTGAGCGATTGTCCCGGCTGGACCGGCAGCACCCCGACATCCGAACGCACCTTCGCAAGAGCCGCCGCTGCCGAACAGGCAGGGCGGCTCTGCGCCAATTCCAAGCTCGGCGCCGTCCGATCGGTCGCAGAGCTGGAATAACCCCTTTGAAAGGATGAATGTATGCGAAACCATGTTCAGCGCGGGGACACGCTGCCCATCATCGCGCCCTTCGATGTTACGTCGGGACGCGTCTTGCAAGTTGACGGCATCGTGGGCGTCGTCAACGCACATGCGATGGCGGGAACCGAATGCGAGATCACCCGATATGGCGTCTTCGAACTGCCGAAAGCGGCTGGCGAGGTCTGGTCGACGGGCGACAGGGTCTATTACACCGAAGGGGACGCCTTCCTTAGGTTGGCGGGTGGCGCGCTGGTTGGCTGCGCTGTTCAGGATGCCGGATCCGAGGATGTGCTTGCCTATGTCCTGCTTGACGGGGCCGTTCGCGACTCGTCCCCGATAGCCCTGATCGTGGTCCCGGATTCTCCTGTGGTCGGAGAAGTATTCACCGTGATCGCCAACCTTCAGGACGGGGTTACCCTTTCGTCCATCACCGCCACCGCCGGCGGCACGCCCATCGCCCTGACCGGCTCGGGCAACACGCGCACCGGCACGGCCCCGGCCGAGGCTGGCCCGCTGGTGGTGACCGCGACCGGCGCGGATGCGGAGGGCAACCCGCTGACCGCCGCGCGCACGGTGCAGGTGCGGGAAGAACCGGTTGCCCCGACCGCCCCCGGCCAGTTCGGTGCCTCCGATTGGGACGTCACGACCGGCCCCGCAGCGGGCGAGATCGTTCTGAATATCACCGCCCTGCCGTCGAATGGCGGATCTCCATTCACGGCCTTCGAGCAAACTGTCGATGGCGGCAGCACGTGGACCGCGTTGAGCGGGACCGGCGCCGGATCACGGACGCTGACCATGCCTGCGGCGGGGACGGCGTACACCTTTGCCATCCGCGCGGTGAACGCGGTGGGCGCGGGTGCGGCGTCGGCATCCAAGAGTGCGACCAGTGGGGCAGCGCCTGCTGAGGCCATCACCATGTCGCAACTCCCGGTGTCGCGGATTTATCAGCGCGCCACGGACACCGGAGGCGATTTCGGACATGGCGCAGGCGTGATTCCGATCGAGGTGACGGCGAGCGCGGCAACGCCAGTTTATGCGCGCCTGCGGGATGCGGTCACTGGCGATGTGATCAAGTCGGCGTGGCAGGTCGGAAATGTGACCGAAGGGGCATCGACGCTGGATGTAGCAGGTATCCCGGCCCGGCGCGGGCGGTGTTATGTCGATCTTGCCGCCAAGGCCGAGGGCCCGTGGCAGGAGGGCACAACGCCCGTGGCGATGGGCGCCATCATCGCGGGCGGCGGTCAGAGCCAGATGGGCTACACGGCTTATGCCAATGGCGCCGGGACGCTGGCATCGCTTGGTATCACGGTCCCGGATGACGGGTTTATTTCGTGGCACGCGCGGGACAGCGCTGATGCGCAAGACTGGACAGACGGGACGTGGGGTCGCCCGGCTGATGACGGGCAGTATACCGGTTCTTTTGCCGGGCAAATTCTGCAAGATATGACTGCCGCTCTTGGCGTGGCCGTTGGTTATGTCGGCTATTCTCGGGGAACGACCAAAGCGTCTGATTTTGCCGCCGGAACTGCGGACCGCAATCGGCTCCATGCGCAGCTGGACATGGCGGGCGGCTTTGAGGCGTTCCTCTGGGTTCAGGGTGGCACTGACATGTCGTCGTCAACTCCGCCCGCGACGTTTAAGGCTGCCACGAAAGATGTTCTGGACAGTCTCCCCGCGCACAACGCTATTCGTGGTAGCAACTTCCGGCTGATTGGCTCCGCGACATTCACCCGCACGTCCTCGACCACCGTCAACAGCAACAACATGCGCCGCGCGGTGCAAGAGTTGATGACGCAGCTTGGTGGCACTTACATGGACACGCGCGACATCATCTTGACCGATGGCATTCACCAATCCCAAGCCGGAGGGCAGCGCTTTGCACGGCACGTTCGTCGGGCGCTTCTGCAAGATTGGCACCCCCCGATCCCGGTTTCGGCTACCAAGGCGGGCGCGGTTATCACTGTCGCATGCGACCTGTCCGATGGTGCAACGCTCGCGCTGACCGGCGTGCCGACAAACAAGGTGCGGGTCGAGCAGGCAGGCACTGCGCTGACAATCGCAAGCGTTGCGGCATCCGGGTCTAACCTGACCATCACGCTTTCGGCGGACCCGGGCGATGTCGATCTGGATGTTTGGATTTATCCGTCCCCTGACCCGAGTAATGCCGCCGCCACGGCGATCATTGCTGACAACAGCGCCCCCGTGGGGCGTCCTGCGCAGCCCAACTATAACGCACTGATCGCGCAGGCAGGCGGCGGTTCAAGTCTCGCGGTTGAG